ACTATTGTAGTACCTGATTCATTCAAAGAGTTTAACGCAGAATTGTTTATAACTAACGGCTTTTCAAATGCTGGCCCAATGAAAACAATATCTTGAGTACCATCTTCTAACAAATGTAAAGCAATATCATAACCGTCAGTTTTAGAAAAACCTGGTCGTTCTTTTAATATAGAGTTAACTACAGTGTACTCGTAATTATTATTAGGATCAAAGTTTGGCTCTTCTGTTATTTCAACATTAGAAATAAGCATAGCTAAAAAATCTAAAGCAGCTTGAGGCGCTTGCTCTAGTTGCTTTACTTTGTTCATTTCATACTCACAATAATCAGATACGCAATTATTAGTTTCTATAGCTATTTTAAGTTTAGCATATACCTTACCTGTGTCTCTAAAAGCTTTACCTAAAATATCAAAGTTAACATCAGATGATCTAGCTATATAGTCTTTATTAAAGCCCATAGCACTACTATCTGCCATTTGCTTTATAGTGAGATTTGTAATTACATTTTTATTACTCATATCTTTGTTATGGTTTGTTAAACGCTCCAGATAATCCAGCTTGAGCAACGGTTCCAAACATACCAGTTAATGCCGATGTTTGATCTGCTTTAGCTTGAGCTTGAGCCGCTTGTTGCTGACCTAGCATTGCAGCTGTTCTATCTAAAACCTGTTGTTCTCTTTGTTCTGTAGCTCCAAAAACAAATTGTTTTCCTGCCGCACCAGCTTGTTGCATACGTCTTTCTTCAGCTACTTTCTGTTGTTGTAGTTGCTGCTCGCCTTGTGCTTTTAGTTTTTCGTTTTGTGCTTCTTGCTGTTCTATACTAGCTGAAACATTCTTCTTACTTCTAAGCGCCGCTTGGGCTAATGCTGTTGCTCCACCAGCTGAAGCACCTGTAGCTCTAAGTGTGTCTAAAGTATTTGCTAGAGATATATCAGCTTCTTCAGCTTGCATTTCAGCGGCTTGTGTAGCGACACCTAGGTTAGCAAATGGATTAGACATTGTGCTAGTTAAATTCTCAAAGCCTTGGTAAGGGTTTATAATCTCCTGTCTATTAGCCTCTAAAGTGTCTAATTTTTTTTGAAGTCTTCTTTTTTCTCTAGCAGCTGCTCTAGCTGCTTTCTTAGCCGAGTTACTACCAATAAGTCCGCCTACTATACTAGCGCCTGCTCCTATTATTGCTCCTAAAGGCATAGTTTTTTATTTTTATTATTAATATCCATTGTTTATTATAAAATTACTTTCAACAGAGAACAATTGTTTCTCACCCCCTGGATCTGTTGTTGTATCTGTAGAAAATGTTGCTAAACCGTAAAAGCCTTTTATACCACTTATTGAATTACCCCAAATAACTTCACTGTCGTTTGCGGCACTATTGTTAACTATGTTAGCTACATATTTATTTTCTTTTCTTTCAAAGCCTGCATGATGAACTGGAAACTGAGGGTTACCTGTTCCAAAAACACTTTCATAGTTAGATCTATTTGTAATACTGCTAAAGTTTAAAATTTCATTTTCAACAAAATTACAACTTAAACTTGTGTTTAGTCTAAATATATTAGTAAAAAATATTTCAATACCAGCAGGTACTGTAATATTAGTGTTTAAAACTAAAGCACCTGTAGAGTTGTTAAAAGAAACAACAATAACACCAGTAGGTATATTTGCTCCAGTAACAATTGTTCCAGGCGGTATTATTCCACTAGTAGCAGTTATTGTTAGCGTGTTACTATTAGTGGCAGATAATATAACTTGAGCTTCTATGTTGTCTATAGAAGAAACTACAGTGTTTGCTGGGACTCCAACTCCAGACACGTTAGAATTAACCACTGGGCTTGTGTTGGTAGTTACAATAGTTGATGTTCCTACTATCGATTGGTTTGTTAAAGCAGATGAAGCCGCTTCAACATATTCACCTTCATAGTAGCTATATATACCACTTGTCTCGTCAAAATTTGATATCCAATTTATAGTAGGCTGTGTATCTGTTCCTGTCGGGTCAGATACAAAAGAATCTAGCATCCAACCGTTACTACCTTCATATGCAACAGTGTTGAATGTTTTTGAATTAGAAGGCGCAGCGTTAAAGGAAACAGTAACTTTACTTTGATTGTCTACGCCATAAAAATTACCTCTATTATTGTTAGAATAATGTTTGTATATATTATCAGATTCTGTTGTGTAAAAATTATTAGCTATACTAAACATTTGATTAGGTCTAAAAGTAAAAAAGCTAATCCAACCCTTAGCGCCTTCATCGAAAGCTGTTGTGTTATAATCAAATTTAAGGTTTGCTCCTTGCGTAGACACAACATATTGGTCGTTATGCATGTCGTAGCCACCTATTATTAGGCCGTCGCTTGATGCGGTATATATTCTATTTACTTCATCTCTAAAGTAATCTCTCATTCCGTATGAAGATATTTCTTCTATACCGTTATTAGATAACCTTAAAACACAGTTGTTGTTTGTATCTGAAAAATACTTAGCGTAACCATATACAGCAAAACTTTCAGGGTTTTTGCTTATACCGTATTCTCCAGAGTAAGGTTGTATTACACCTATAACTAAATTAGATGAAGTTACCGCGCCACCGCCTTCTGCATTATATATAGCGTCTTTATCTATTAAAGCTCTCGATACTTTTTCTTCTTGAAATATTATCAAGTTAGTGTCTTCAGCGTATAACCTTTGTATTGAGGCATTTGCAGGGTCTGCAGTTTTAGTTATATCTTCGCCGACAGAAAATACATTTGTTTGATTAATACCAGTTCTTGAATTAAATATACCAGAATATATTAAAGAACTATGTCTACGGGATGCGGAGTTTTTGTCTTCAACTATATAAGCTTTTACTCCAAAATCTACAGTAGTGTTATTGTATCCGCCTCTAATTCTAGATTCTTCTATAGCCCAATTTTTATCATCAGTAGAAGATACAACTGGATATCCACCTAAATCTTCAGGTATACCAAAAGAACCATTCCAAACAGGATTGCTTGATAGGTTTGTCTTTTTAAGAATAAAAGTGTTAAAGTATTTTACTTCTACTACTGCTCCCATATTTTAATTATCACTTATTTAAATTTTAAATTACAACTAGTAAACAAAAGAGAATTGGTAATTGCTTGTAGAAGGACTTAAAGGTGTTGACGTGCCAGTGCCTGCTGTTAAAGTCCATGAAGGTGCGTCTGGACCAGCATACACCAAGCAGCCTCCTGTAATTTCTTCTTGTCTAGCAAGATTATTTAATATTCCTTGTTCCGTATTACTACCTCCATAGTCGTTGAAAAAATCATATAATTGAAAAAACTGTCTACTCCAACCTTCTCTATCCCAAGCAATTGGAGGACTATAATTCTGTAAATAAGCATAAGGATCCAAAAGTATGTTGCTACTGCCATTGCTTGATATTAAATTTTGCCAACTAGGAAAATCTCCGGAGTTCTCAGCCGTGTTAGATCCACTCACCCAAGCATAATATCCATTTATTCCTGTTCCAAAAAGATTGTCACCACCTGGATCGCAAACCTTAACAATTATAAACTTACCTTGATAAGCTTGTCCCGTGCTAGTGTTAGAGCTGCATGATGTAGCATAGTAACCATCAACAGTCCACTCTTGTAGTTCACATATTTGAAGTCCTGTTTTAACTATAGCTTTACACTGCGTAGTACCTCCCGGATCAGAAACTTCGTAAGTTATAGTATACACGTCTGAAGGCATGTTAGAATCTTGATACCCATTGTTAACTAAATCTACTTTAGCTGCTGAGTTAAATAGCGCTGGACCTGGGTTTTCAAATCCAAAATAACCTGGAGGCGCTATAGTTTGTTCTCCTGGGGTTCCAGCTCCTCTGACCTCACTTATTTTAGTAAAAGTTAAATCTTTATATCTATTAGTATTTCCTAGTAAATCTGTTGATTTCCAACCAGCTCCATTAACAGCTTTTAATTCACCTATGTATCTAACGCTAGTTGATCCAGGTTCAAACGGAGGCAGTGGGCAATCGTCCCAGAGCTCAGAAGCGTCTACACATGACAAAGGTTGATCCTTTACAACTGTAACAGCTTGCGAAACCTCTAGCGTAGCTGGAGAGCCAAATTCTAACTTAGAATTAGAAGAAGGACCAAACGCGTTTATAGTTATATTGTTGCTTAAGGTTACAGTCATTTGGCCATTGACTGGTGTATTGTCTTGAATAGATAAAACACAAGTACCTTCTGGCACGTTTCCAGAAAAACCTTGGGTTGTTAAATAACACATATCATCTACATTTATAGCTCCAGAAGCAAAAGGCCAGTTATAGGCTACAAAAGTGTTGTTGTTAGAAACGTCGTTTATAACACCAAAAGGAACAATAGGATTTCCAGGCGGAGAGTATGAGTTTCCACTCGTTTGCAAGCCAGATGGTAATGGGTTAGAAGTATCTGTAGTAGTAACATTCCAACCAGAACTAATATTACTAGCGCTTGATCCAGAATAAACTTTTACAACCGTAACGCCTGTTTGATTTTTTAAAACTTTAACATCAGCTGAATTTTCACCAGCTGTCGGTATATGTGGTTGAGTGTTGCCTAGGTTTAATTGTTCTGATTTAGTGAAAGGCAAGCCGTTTACAGTCGCTGAAAAATTAAAAGTAAAGTTTCTAGCATTGACATCCGCACCATACCATATTTCAGCTACAAAACCAGGGGCAGTTTTTATCATATATTGACGGCTTCCTAATGTTGTTTCTGATAAAGAAAATACAGGGTTGGAAACTCCAAGCGCAGTGTAAGCTGTTTGAACGTTTAACCCGTTGCCGTCTATTACGCTTTCTAAAACTAAAGGTGTTTGATCTGAAACAGCTATAGGTGAACCGAAGTTATCTACTAGATAAATTGGAGATTGCAAACAGTCTTCACCGGACCTTAAGCTTTCATTAAATGGGTTGTCATTCCAAGGTGAAAAACCTGCGGCGCCTGTGCCAGTTAGGTTTTCATTTATTATAATATCATTTATATCTTTAACTATTCCAGTGGTAGATGTTTCCCAAAATATATCTAATAAACTTTCTACTGGCTCGGTTTCATAAACTGCTAAATGCTGTATCCCAGGAGCATCTGCGCTATAAACGTTTATCTCATCACCTAAAGCTACTGAAACTGCTGAAGAAACAACTAGTTGTGCCGGTACAATAAAGTTTAATAATTGACCTCCAGTAACCTGTACAACATTATTAACTTCAATTTCCAATGGAGGACTCGCTATAGATCCTGAAACGTTTAAAACAACAGTTCCCTCAGGAACACCTGTAGTAGTTTCCACAACTTGACCAGCGGCAATAGGAATGCTGCCCGTTCCCGCTGTAGATAGCTGGAAAGTTGTTCCAGTAAAACCAGAAGAAGCAACTTCAGCGTTTTGTTTAGCAACATTGCTACCTGTAAAACCTGAACCTGCAACAACTAAATCTGTTGGAAACCCCGGCCCAACAACACTATCACCAATTTCTATTTCAGCTTCGTCACCTGATATTGATGTTATTTGAAGCGTGTCGGTGGTAGCTGTTACAGCTACAGTAGCGCTTACCGCGTTAAAGTTTACATTAGCTACTTGACCTATTTTACTAGCTGTATTTATTCTAGCTATATAAGGATCTGACTCTAAAGAATAAAACTGTGGAAAAAAGTTTGGATTTGGTGGATCATTAGGATCGAAATCAAATAAATCTTTAACAGTTGCAATTGTTGACGCGAAATCAGACGTTCTACCCGGATAATACTGTAAATTACTAAGACCTACGTTTGAAGATCCAGGCGTAACATCTATTGTGCTATTAGAGTTTTCTACTCTACCATAAAGTTTAACAGAACTTCTAAATTGATTTTGAACTGGACCAACCTCTGCTAAATCTCTAGGCACCTTGTTTATGTTATCGCTTATAAGAACAGCATGAGACGTTTCACCTATTTCCAATGTAGTACTATCTGGATAAGCAGCCATTATACCAGGTAAATAAACATTGTAATAATCCTGCTCTGTTTGTTTTACAACGATTTTAAAAGAATACCAACCTAGTGGATTGTAATCGCTAGACGTTGAATCTCCATTGTAAACACCTGGAGCGCCTGTGGTTGCTATTGTTTCATTAAACAATAATTTTATTGAATTACCAGGCCATTCATCTGGATCAATAGATTCGTTGTTGTATGGCGAGTAAACAGTAGATCCTATAAATGTATCTTGACCAACAGTTATAAGCTCTTTGTTGTTAGAAAGTATTACACCAGACTGTCTTCCGTATCGATCAGACAAAACAACTCCAACTTGATAATTTCTGTTAGTTTTAACGCTATGATTAGGGTATTCTATAATGCTAGTTGTGTTTTGTACATCGTTACCCGGTTTTATTATTATAATTTGACCTAAATTTATAGGCGCCGTAGTGGCGTTATCTATAGTTATTGTGCCTGTGTTTCCGGCTCCAGCAGTAACAGCAGTCACCATTGTTCCTTCGGGTATACCTGGACATATAACAATATAACCAATCTGTATAGTTGAACCACCTTTTGGCGTGTAATTAGTAAAAGTTATAGTAGTAGAACCTGTTGCTATTGCGTCAGCGTCTACAGTGACTTCATTTAAAGCTAATTCACTTTTAGGAGAAATAGCTACGTTATAATTTAAACTATCGGGAGCATTGTGCTTGTCTTGAAAATTACCATATATAACTCTATTGCCAGAAACCTCCTGAGCAAAAGCTCTAACTGGCACTTTATCATAAACTCTTATTAAGTCTCTTTCTGGAAGTGTTTTTATTGGCTTTTTAGAGTTGTAGTTGTATGTGTAGTAGTCTGGCTCACCTATAGTTAAAACTGTATCATCTGCTATATTTTGAGCACTGCTTAAAGTTATTGTGCCAGAAGTGCTTGGATTTTCGTTGGGATCATCCGGCGCGTAAGAACTAACAGTTACAATTGAAGTTCCCAATATACCAAAACCTGTTACCCTGTCACCAACGTTTATACCGCCTTGGACATTGTCCACGGTAAGCGATGTTGTTGTCGTACTAGCAGAAGCTTGGCATTTCGCTGCTGAGTTAAAAATAGTGTCAATATCTACAGTATCAATAACTTTAACAGGTAATTGGTCTGACTCTTTATAGAGCAGCTCCATAGATTTAACTTTTAATAAATTTTCTAACTCATAATTATTAAAAGGCAAAGGTATTCTAAGCTTTATATTGTCTACTTTGTTTTCAACAAAAGAAACTATTGTACTTCTATAAGCTTCATCTTGATCATTAACGCTGTCTATGTTATCAGCTGAAGGTTTGTTAACATACATAAAATACCCGTCTTGTTTAGGTATAAATGCAGCTTGTGTAAATGTAGAAAACAATGAATACTCGTCATCATCAAATTTAAACCTGTAAGCAAATCTAACAAATTTATCTTCTAAGTAAGTTGGATCACCTGCATAATCTTTATCATAGTAAGGATTAGCATTAAAAACTATATCTTGAGTAAACGCGCTTAAGGTTGGTAAAGTTCCGCCAGTTACTGTTATTTCCCACACCGGTGGATTAGCAGAGCTATTATAATTTAAACTACTAACTGTAGTTCCTGTGTCTACAATTGACGGCGGTACAGAGCTTGTTGTGTAATAAACTTTAGCGCCGACAGAACCATATGCGCCGCCTGCTTCAATTATATCTCCTTCTAAAGTTCTTAAATTTACTTGACTTGCTCCAGCGGATACATTATTTTGAATATTACCTTTACCTCCATTTGGCAAGTAAAAGCTTGTTGTATCTTTCATTGTACTTTCATACTCATCAGTCGAAGATGTAGATAAAGTGCTTTCAGCATAAAGTTCTATAGCTGAGTGAGGATTGTATTTAGCTACAGATATTTGATCTTCTGTTGTGTAGTAATTAGATATATTAGTGGCACTGTCTATATTTATTTTTCTAGGTTGATTTTTATTGTCAGTCCAGAAAAGTAAGTTTTCTAAAACATTAGCACCATATATAGGAAATTGTGTAGAAAAATTTAGAAAAGCACCTTGAACTAGAGTGGTTAATGAGTTGTCACTTGAATTAAAAGTTATTATAAAATTATTTCCACTAGGACTATAATCATTTACTCCGCCATTTTGATCTGTAAAAAATAAATAAGCCACTGCTTTCGAGTCATCAACAACGTAGCCTATACACGTTAAGTTAGAAACACCAGTATGAGCACCAACGTCTCCAACATTTGTATTACCTAAAACATTTTCTAAAGAGCCAACTTGTTCACCTTCAGATTTATTTACCTGTACATTAACTGCGTTTCTATATTCATTAGAGCCAATTATACGAGCGTCCAAATCTTTATTCATTTTGGACTTTAAAAAAGTATTTTTAGATTTAGCCATTTAATTTTAGTGTTTTAACCATTTAGATTTACCTCTCATAACTTGGACAAATTCAGTCAACTTAATGTTTGATAATCTAATCTTGGCATTTCTTAATTTAGAGCTTTTATCTTTTCTAAGTCTTTGAACTAAATACTCAGGTTGATTAGCTCTAGTAGATACTATGTAATGAAGTATAGAAGCGTATAAAGCTTCTTCTGCTAACTTAGGTACTTTAGTGTCCTTATCATAAGCTAAGCCGTCAGATATGTATTCTAAAACAATTAACTTGTCAACTAAATCACTTGAAAAAGACATTTTACCTTCTCTTTCGTCTATAGTGAAATATCCGTTTACGTTTGAGTATTGAGGATCAGCTCCATAAAACTGACCTAAATTCCAATTTCCGTTGTAACCATAAGCATTGCTAAAATACGCCCAGTCGTCCATATTAAAATCATTGTTTAATATATCGATGTTCATATTATCAAAACGCTCCTTAGTTATTGAAGTACCCTCTATATTCTCTCCAAAATTATCTTGAGTTGGAACACCTTTGTTGTCTTGAATAGGTGTGTTATAGGGTATAGTTGTTAAGTTGTTAGTTGGAAATATAGGTCTTTTTACACCGTATTTATCTATCCAAGAGACATTAACATAGTTAACATAGTCTTGAGGTAGTATAATATTTAAGCTGGCTGGTATTGTTAATTCTTGAGAGTGTATGCTTTTTAAAGTATCATAACTAAATTCTTGTAAAGATCTTTTAGCAAAAAATAATACGTCAGATTTTTTAGCTGTTTGAATTATTTTACCATCACCAACATAGCCAACCATAAAGTTATCTATAGCATCGTTAAGGGTTATGTATTGATATCCTCCGTAGTTATCTTCTACTGTATCACCTATCGCCTCTTCAGAAGGTGTGCTAGCGTAGTTACCTCCATCTAATTTTTTAAGTTGTACAACTAAAAATATATCAGTACTTAAAGCACCTGTTACGGTTATAACGTTGTTTTGTACTGTATAAGCAGAAGTGTATTCACTCCAAGAGCCTGGTAAGCCAGTTGTACTGGTATATATCTTGAAGTTGTTTAAAGTATAATTTATGTCGTTAGGATCGTAAGATCCAAAAACTAAATTAGTGTCAAATGTAGTTGTAAAAGATTGACCATCAAAAGGAGCTGTTGATGTACCTCTAAAGCCTTGAGCGCCTTGATAATATTGTTGGTTTGTTTCTGTTATTAAACTCATTTAATTAAGATTTTTCGTTTGTTTCAATTTTTTGAGCTTCTTGTTCAGCTACTTGTATTATAGTAGGATCTTTAACTATAATTCCGCAATATTTTAATATATTAATTATTATATTGTTTTTTTCTGAAATATCTAATTCAAAATTAACAGTAGAAGAACCAGACGTTCCTGAAGGACTAAATAGGTATTGGCCAAGAGCTCCAATAGTAAAGCCCCAGCTTGGAGAAGATGGTTTAAATAAAGAATTTACAGAAAGCGCGCTTGGTTGAGGACTAACTTTTATTAACAACTGGTTTGTTGTTTGAGGAAAAATAGGAGTTGTAGTTTGAGTTGTTAAACACATTGGGTAACTCTCTGTTGGTGAAGTTAGTTTTGATCTAGTTATTTTTGAATAATCTTTTTTACTAGCTAGTTGAACTATTGAAGTATTATTAGTTCTATTACCTGTATATGTAGCCTCTATTTCACCTATAGTATACAAAACACCAGTACCGCTATAAACCCAGCCATCGTTTGTTGCGTTGTACGTAAAAGACGCTTCACGCTCAAAAGGATAAAGCTTGTAAGATATGTTTTTAAAAATATCAAAAAACTCAGTATCGTTTTGGGAGTTGTTTTGATTTAATCTGTTTATTTGATTTCCATCTGGAAAATAAGAATTAAATATTTCGTCTTGAACTTGTTCGGCTAGACTATTAAATTCAGCAGGCGTTATATAACCTCTTTGCTCTTTGTTTAATATATACAAGACTGTTTGATATACCGTATTTACGCTTACTGCCATTTTTATATTTTTATTATAATACAGTGGAGACTACTTTCGTAGTCCCCATCATATTAGTATCACTTGTTTTTATAGTTTTTTCTCGATAGATCTAAAAACTTCAACACCTTCGTCTGTTTTCAAGAAAGCAGCAAAGGCTGAGTATGGGTTTTCATCAAATGGAACGTTCATTAGTTTTCTACCATTTGAAGCCCACGTGAAAGTTCTTTGATCACCTGAAAGATTTATTATCTTAGCTTCTGTAGCTCTAATAGCTATGTTTCTAAGTTGCACATTATCATCATTAGCCAATGCAACAAATGTTTGCGGATTGTTTTTAGCAAACAACAATAAATCTCTTTTTAATTCTTTTGAACTCATGTTAGAAACTTTAGATCCTAGCTCGACTCTTAGTATAGCTTCTGCTTGATCGATGTCAATTTCTCTAGCTAAGTTCATAGCATCAATTTGTATTTCTAATACGTCTAATTCATCTTCAGCTATAGCAACAGAGCTATATTCATAGTATCTTTGATTTTTATAAGGGTGATACAAAGATAATAATTTTTGAAGATTCTGTTTTTCTTTTGGAACAAAAAGCGCACCGTCTTTAAACATTATATGCCCGAGTGTTGATTCACCTTTTTGTTCACTTACAAAAACAGAGTTTTGATTAGTAGCGTATCTTAATTCTTTTTGAACACCTGTTTCTTTATCAAACCATAATAGCGGGTATTTAGAACTATGTCTGCAAGGTATTGTGTAAGTTAACGGTGACTTGCCTTTTAGTATATAAGTTCTATCTTTTATTTCCCATTGAGGTTTTTGCGGTGTTGTATTTTCTTTTTTAGTTGCCTTGACAACAGTTTCTTGAGGTGCAACCTCAACAGTTTCTTCTGCTTTAGCTTTTTTAGCCATAATATAATAAAATTAAATAGTTAATAAGGGTAATAGTTACCCCTGAAATTACATCAGGGGTAAACATTACCTGTGTTATTAGGCAGTAAACAATACAAAGTTGTTTGCTCCTTGAACCACTAGACATCTTTCAGAAAGGAAGTGTACTTCCATTGCATCAAGATCTGAAGTGAAAGCTCCTCCTACAGAACCAGTAATCCAGTTTTTCATTCTACGATCGTCAGCTTGTGAAGCTCTGTAACGAACGTGTAAGAAAGGACGACGGATGTTAGTTCCTAGGATTTGATCGTAAACAGTTGAAGTTCCAGCTGGTACTAAAACACCATCAATACTAGATGTTGCTAAACCACCACGAGTAGAAGCATCGTTCAAATATTTCCAATCAGTTTTGTAGAAATCGTAAGATCCTCTACGGAAACCGCTAAATCCAAGATTTAAAGCCATTTCTTCAGAGTTTTCAAATAAACCGTAAGCAGTACCACCGTTGTTTCCAGCAGAAATACCAGCTAGCATATCGTCAAATTCTAAAGCAGTGTTTCTGTTTAAGAATAACATGTTTTCTTCAATAGCACCTTGAGTGTCTAAGTTTTTAAGAATTGAATCAAATTCACTTAAAGCGTTTGCAGGTGTTGCAGAGAATCCAGCCAATACATTACCTCTATCTTTGATAGCAGCAAAAAGACCTTCAGTACCTTTAACAGAAGCAGTAGATGTTCCAGATTTTAATTCTCCTTCAACTACAGACATTTCTAAGTAATCCTCAAAACGTAGTCTAGTTTCAGACTCAGCTTTTAAGTACCACAAGAATCCTCCAGTTCCGTCTTCAGTAGCAACTTCTACCCAACCGATCTGAGCAGTGTCAGAACCATTGATAGCAAATTTATCTTTGATGATGATAGGTGAATTAGAATATTGAGTAAAAGAAGGGTCTACAGAAATTCTGTTAGAATCTGTTGTTCCTTTTCCATATTCAGAACCGTATACAAAGATTTTTAAAGCTGGAGAACCAGTTACTAAATCAACTTCACCTGCACCAGCTCCATCAAGAGCTTCTTGAGTGTAAGGTTTTACAGTTAACTCACCAGCAGCTAGTCCAGATCCTGGAGTCGCGCCAGAAGCAACAACGTAACACTTTAGCTCATCTCCGTTTGCTCCATTAGTTACAACGATAGTTGAACCAGGAGATACTACGTTTTCTACTAAAGTAGCACCAGATCCACCAACAGGGATAGTCAATGTTGACACGATGTTAGGTGTTGTTCCAGAGATAGCAGCTGTTACTCCGTTATAAGAAATGTGTAAACGGTTCTGCTCAGACCAAACTACTTGATCAGATGTCATAGGCATTTCAGCGCCTACCATTCGTAAAAATCCAGATAACGTTCTGTTTCCATAACGCTCTACTTCAGCTTCGTAGATTTCTGGTAAATATTGCTGAGCGAAGTCACTAGTACCATCTGTAAAGTTAAGGTAGTTTGTTTCTAGCGCTTGTTGTTTTTGTGATGGAATAATACTTCCAAACACAGGACTTACATTAGCCATAATTTTTTAGTTTTTAATTTTTAAATTTTTTAATTCTAAGTTTTGTAGAATCAGCACCGCTAATAGCTTTAACTTTTAAGCCATTAATAAATACATCACCACCAGAAGGTCTAGCTTTTGTGTCACTTAGGTTTTTAGAAGTATCTACAACCTGTTTGACCGCATCAGCTTTACCTTGCTCGTAGAAATGTGATGCTATTTTATCTACATTTTCAGCAGCATACATTGCTTTATGATAACCTTTGTAGTCACTAACAGACCCGTTTTTATCTAGGAACTTCCCGATTAAGTTGTTAATGTCTGATTGTTTATCAGCAATACCATCAGTATTTTGTAGTTTATACCTATATTTCTTTTCGCCTACACTAATATCGAAACCTTCGAAATCTTCAGTAAAAAGTTTTTTAGTATTTTCTTGAAACACTTTACGGTTTTGCTCAGCTTGTTCTTGCTGCTTATTATATCGATTGAAAAAGTCCATAGCTTTTTGAGCTTCAGGATTTACGTTTGATTTCAACTTGATATCAGCGTAGTATTTTTCCTTTGTGCTTTCCAAAAAGTTTTTGGCTTTTGCAACTTCTTCTTTAAATGCAAGTTTTTTCTTGCGTATATCTCTGTCTTCATCTAAATCTTCGTCATATTGAAAATCTTCTAATAACAAATCAATATCTGAACTATCAAGATATGGTTTTTCTTTTTTGTAATACTCTTTTAACAATGTAGTATCGTCTACGCTAGAGTAATCAGCGTTTAACCTTACGTAATCTTCTACGCTACCTCCGGTTTCTTCCATAAAAGAAACTAGTTTTTCAATGTTTTCAGGTAATTGCTTGCCTAAAACCTTTTCATCTCTTACGGCTTCTTTTAATTCTTTTTCTATTTCAGCTGTTTCTTCTATAATTTCTATAGGAGACTCTACTGTTTCTTCGGTGGCCCGTACTTCTTCAACCACTTCTTTGCTGTCGCCACTGTCTTTGGGCTCTTCGATAATAACATTGCTATCATCTGTCTCTTGTGTTTGAACGGCATCTTCTTGTTTTTCTTTTGGTATAACCACTTTTGTAACATCTTGCTCAACCTTTTGCTCTTCTACCGGCTTTTTAAGATCAACTTTAGTTACTTCGTTTTTTTTAACTAGTTTTTTAGGTGTAGTTTTCTTTTTACCTTTTAAAGTAAATTCACCTTCTTTTTTTACTTCTGACATAATATAATATAATTTAAAAAATTGTTTTGCCTACATAAAGGCACCAAGACCTTGGTCTGGTTGATTTTCAAAGTCTATAGGTAAACCATCGTTTTTCCTTTGGCTTATCATTTCACTTTGTTGTGTCGCTTGTATTTTTGTTCTTTTATCTTTGCGATCTTCTATAAATTGCTCTTTGTTTCTTTCTACTTGAATATCCATCTGCTTTAGCTGCATGTCATACTGGAACTGTCTCTCCATCTCAGCTTGCTTTATCTGAGCTGCAACTTGCATTTTCTGCATTTCCATTTCTTGCTTAGCTTTTTCAATATCAACTTTAGTTGATGCTACAGCTTCTTGTTTCTGCACTTCTGCCATAGCTGTTCTTTCAGCTGTTTGAGCTTGAGCATCTGCTTGAGCAGCGATATTAGCTTGTTGCGCAGCTTGATCACGTTCCATTTTAACCTTACGCTTAATCTTTAACATTTGATTAGCTAACTTAAGGTTTTTAATTTGACGTATATCAATAGCATCTTCTAGATCAATACCACCTGACTGCAATGCAACCTGTATGTTTTGCTCTAACTGAGCTCTCTCTTCTTCATCCGGTTCTAATTCTAAGAATATACCAAAATCATGTAGGTTTAAGTTTATAACTTCGTCTAGTGATTTTATGTTATAAGTAGATATAGAGTTTTGTAACGATGCTCTTGTGAGCGGAAAGCGCAATGCATCAGCTATTTTAAGCGATACATTTTCTGCTAGTTTAAGAGTTAAATACAAACTAGACTGAACAATGTGTCTAGTTGCTACGTTTGACGCGTTAGCAGCTAGCTTCTGTAACCCTACAAGCGTAGATTTATCAGGAACACTACCGTCTCTAGCTTCGTTTAGCCCTGTCACATCACGTATCATCTGTAAATAGTATTGATATGTCTGTATAAGACTTTGTATTTTAGCACCACCACTTGAGCTGCTAAGTTCTTGAATAGGTACTTTACCGTGGTTTAATTCGCCATCTTGCGTTAAAGATCTACCAACGATACTACCGGTTTGAAAATACATATTTAATGCTTCAGCCGGGTTGTAGTTTGTTCCATTGCCTAAATCAACTTCTGCTAAACCGTCCATATCAAGATAAACACCGTCTGGCACCATTCTTGACAACACTTGTTGTAGTTTTAAATGAGTTATTTGAATCATATCAGCAAACCCAATACACTTACTAACAATAGACTCTATTCTACCTTTGTACATTCTAGGCGCACATATGGCATAATTCATAGCAACTTTAGTTGTGTCAGCGTATGGTCTTGACATATTTTCAGCTAACTCCCACTTAAGCATTGTATCTGTTCCCAAAACTACAGCGCCATTGTAAAGAACTTCTATAGTTCTTGATACTCTTTCAAAGTTATCATTTTCTGGTGGATTAAATGTATCTGGCTTCTCGATAGCCTTCATTAACCCTTGATCAGTTTGCTTTATTTTAAATACTTGATTATGGTATGTTTTATAATCAAAATACAAAACTTGAACTGTATTTTCGTCGTATTGTCCCCAGCCAGTTATATATGATTTATTACCTGGCATATTCTGTATACGCTCTAGCTCTTTTTCAGATATATTAGGAAACTCTTTTTTAAGCTCTGGTATTGTTATTGATTTAACTTCACCGACATAGTATATGTCTTCAAAGTTTGGATCTTCTGTGTAAGAATAAACCATATAAGAAGGGTCAACATAATCAACCTTAACACCTTCAGCTATATTGAAACTAGTTTTTGCAGCCGCAATACCTAATACAGTTAAATCCATATTAAGTCTACGTCTAACTAAGTCGTATTTGTTTTGTGCAAATACAGTGTTAATACTCTCTTCTTCAGCTATTTCAATTGACTGCTTGTAGCTTAA